AGAGGGCTTGTCGCCTTGATCGCCCAGGATTGCACGAGCCCGAGCCACCTGACGGGGACCGAGGGCAGTTGCGCCGCTGGTGTCAAAACGCAGATCACCAAAGGCCGGAGAATCGCCACCGGTCAGAGAACCGAAGACACCTTCCAGGCACTTATACAGGTCAGCCTGCTGTTGGTTGGCAACATATTCACCAACCTTTTGGCCGATGGCAGCCATGGGGTCAGAACCTGCGGCCAGAGCAGCAAGGTCACGGGCCTCAAAAGCGCGGCCACGGTGCAGGATCACGCCGACTTGCTTGTCAGCAGTGATTTTGCCGGGGGTCAGGCTGGTGGAGTCGGTGAGAACTTCCAGGTCGCCAGACAGGTTTGCCTTCCAGAAAGGCACGTTAACGAAGTCACCACCCTCGGTTGCATTCAGTTCCGCCATTGGCTGCACAACGCCGCTGGCAAGAAACTGATTCCGCAGTGTCGATTGCTCGATCACATACGGAGTAAAAATTTCGGGGATGATGACATCAGAGCGAACAGTCGCCATGATGAATCCTTAGGTAATTTGCTGTTTGCGGGCGTAACCCAATAACGGAACGGCGTAACCATTCGCGTTTAACGGTTACATCTTAAGCAGAAGCCGCTGCAGTTTTCAACTTTTCATACAGATCACGATCCGTGCGGAACAGGCGTGACTGCTCGGTCAGGTTGAAATTCTCGGGCAGGAATGGGTTTTTGATGCCCACGGGTACGTCGGTGCTGCTGATCTTGGTGCCGACAGGCGCGCCAGAGCCTTTGATATTGGATGCCTTGAACAGGTAGCCACGCTCAGACTTGAGGCGTTCCACCCACTGATCCATGGGAATTTCGTTGTAGCCATCAACAGCGATGGGATTGCCGCTGTCGTCAAGCTTCAACTGATCACGCACTAAACGCAATGCATCGTGTGGGTTGTGGGCACCCTGTTCGGCAAGAATTGCAACGACACGATTATCAAGTTGATTGACCGTCAGTTGCGACTCAAGTTCGGCAATACGTTTTTTGTAGCCGTCTTCACGCTCTTGGAATTGCTGAGCGTATTGCTTCAGGGCTTCGTCGTATTTGCCTTTGGATTCAAGCTCTTCCTGTTCTTTCTTGCGCTTGAACTCAACAAGTTCCTGAACATTGAGACCATCGGGCAGTGCTGGTGTCTTTTCCTTGGCTTCTTTGAGTTTGCCGATCAGCTCAAAGTTTTTGCGTTCCAATGCCTCAACGCTTCGCTTCAATACGTCAAGGTCATCACCAGATGCAGTCGGCGTAGCTTCCTGCAATTGCTCTTCAGACATGAAAAACCCGTAGGGTAACAATCAGAGTGTATAGGTAGGTTTACACCTTGTCACGTCATGTCACCGCGCGAGTGGGATACACCGGTTCGTGGGCCATGGAACCCGATCATTCACCACTGCTTGAAGGCGGTGGATCTGCACATGATGGAGTATTTGGTGACGGGTGACCCGTGGCACGCCAGAAATGCGCAGGCGTTACGTGCGTATGTGATGGGCCTGAAAGATTGGATCCATCATCAGGAGCAGGGTTAATCGTCTTCGTCGCCGTCGTCGTCATCATCCACACAGATGATTACCTCTACGCCCTCGGCCAACCTGCCCATCAATGCGCCAAGCGTGTCAGGGCTGGTGGGACACGGGAAGACAAAGCGGCCTTCGATGATGCCGTCGCTGCATTTGAGGTATGTGCAGTTGCCTTCCCAAATACGGCCTTTCATTTTTTGGGCTTGCGTTTTTTGGCTGTCTTGGCAGCAACCTTGAAAGCGCCTTTGTCCGGGTAATCAGCTTCACCGAAGCGGGTCTTGCGCTCTTTGGCGCCTTCCTCCATCCGCTTGCGTTTGGCGTTGATGTTGGCGTAAAGGCCGGGTTTCTTGGGTGCCATCACTTTTTACCTTTGGGCTTACGGGCTTTGCCGGCTTCGCTCAGAGCAATGGCGATGGCCTGCTTACGGCTCTTGACCTTGGGGCCTTTGCCGGGGCCAGGCTTACCGGACTGCAGGGTGCCTTCCTTGTATTCCTTCATCACCTTGCCGATTTTCTTCTCGGCCTTGGTCGGCTTTTTAGCCATTGTTTGAACCGTAGCGTTCTTGCAACACTCTAAGTGGGACTTCAGATCCGTCTTCACGCACCATTCGGCTCAGTGCTTGTTGCGGGCCAAACTTTTGACTGAGGCGATCAAAATATGCAGCGCGTGATTTACCAAGCACCTCTTCCTGATATGCCCTCGGTTGCTTTTGTAGCCACTGACCGTAGTTGGTACTAGCTGAAACCCGACCACCTTCTGCGGCACGCGTACCTTCGCCAATGACTTCTTCGGGCGGACGCAAACCAAGTGCGCGGTAATCAACAATCGGAATAGTCGTTGACCTGCAGTTATGAGTTAAAATGGAGTCGGCCCAGTACAGGCCGGTTTCGGTCTCAAAGTTGTAAACATGCCCGCTAAATGGCTCCCGCCCAACCCAAGCGACATTGATCGCATTATTTCCCTGTACGACAGCGGGATTGGAATCAAGGGGATCGCTGAGCAGTTCAACGTCTCGCCAAGTCCCATAGAGCGCATCATTTTGAGGTCTGGGCGCAAGCTCAGAAACAGAAGCGAGCAGCAATCCGCCCGAATGGCACGTGCTACTACCGCCGAAAGAAAGACCTTGGTTTCCGCCGCTCATGCCGCCAAACGCGGCAGTTTCAACAGCGACGAAACTTTGTGCCGAATGGCCAATGCCCGCGCTCGCAGAATCGGCCCGTTGGAATGCACCGTTTTCAAGCACTTGCAACAAGCCGGGATTGACTGTGAGCAGCAGTTCCCGATTGGCAAGTACAACTGCGACTTGCTCTGCGGAAACGTCGCCGTGGAAATCTGGGGAGGAAATTGGCACTTCTACGGCGAACACAAAAGGAGATTCCCGGAACGCACTAAATACATCCTCGGCAGTGGTTTCAATTTGATCTTTTTGGTCGCTTGTAAAAGCTTCAGATGGAATGAAATTGCGGCGGAAAACCTTGTCGCCAACATCAATGCTTTGCGCAGTTTTCCAGCCGGAGTCAGTCAATACAGGGTGGTTTGGGGTGACTCTGAGCATGTCACCGTCGGTGGTTTTGATGACATACAAAAAGCCTTGATATGGCCGACGATAAACCGCCGCGATCCTGCCACTGGTAGATACACGCGCATCACCCGGTAAACAGTTGAAATGAACTGGCGGTTGCGGGCCTTTGCCGTAAACATATTCTTTGCCGTCAAGACTGCGGCAGATTGCTGAGGTGCGGCTGTCCAGCGTGGCAACGTAACGGTATTTCTTGGTTACGTCTTGATTGGCTTGGTAGACGTTTTGACTAGCTGTGTTGGCCACCTGCTGCACGCTTGTACGCACAACGGTCAACACCTGATGGTCAGCCATTTTGATCAGTTCGCCACCTGCTAGGGCTTGCTGCTTTGCAGTCTTGGCCAGTTGCCCGAAATCAAGGTTGCCCACCAAGCGGCGTGCGATCTGCGGCGTGGGTTCACCGGCAAGGATGCCCGTTCTGATTGTGGTGTTGAAGCGTTGCGCTTGCGATTCGGCAAGACCACGAAACGCCTTTTCTACGACCTGTCCGTTCGGCAATGTGATCGCTGCACCTTGGCCAGCAGTCAGGTTGAAACCACCCGTGCCAGGCAGCGTGAAGTTGATGTCCGTTGGATCAACGGTGGCCACAGTGGCGGCAAAGTTTGGGGCAACCTCAACTGTGTTGACCGCCTGCTGAGCGACAACGCTGGGTTCAATGCCGCGGCCACCAGCTTCGCCACCAGCAACGGCAAGCCGCAGTTGATCCGTCACAAACTCCGTCTGAAGCTCGGCTAGACCCTGCAGTTCAACGGCTGCGTATGCGGTGCTGCGTTCCGCCCAGCTATCTAATGATTCTTTGAGCTGCGCCAGCAAAACACGCAAACGCTGCGCCTGCACTGATGCCGGGCTGACGATGCCACCACCTGCCGTGGGCACGCCAAGGTCTATACGGCGCAGGTCTTCAACGGCACTCAAGATGATGCTGTTGTAATCACGGACGATCTGACCGGCTACCGCATTGCTAAAACGGTTTAGATCAATGGCGTTGCGATAAATATTGGCAACAGGATCGTTGCGGTTGATGCGCCGCTTGAATTGCTCAACATTGAGCAGGCGAGGTGTTACGCCTGATTGCGTCATTGCATTTCATCGTCAGGGCTTTGATCGTCAACGCTTTGATCGTCGGACATCTCTTCGCCAGATACATCTTCAGCGCCAAGATTTTCAGGGCCGCCAAGCTCAATCAGTCCGCCCGATTGCGTAGCCTCCAGTTCCTCTTCTACATCAAAGTCATCACCCAGCACTTCACCTTCCGCCAGTTGATCCAGCAACGTTTTCTGGGTAATGGTGCCAGCGGTGTACAGCTGCAGCAGGGCGAGAATTTCCGTGGGTTCAAGGCGTGCGCCCACAAAATCCCGATTGACAAAGCTGCTGCCTGATTGCTGTTGACCAAGGTAATCAGCGTGATACCGCAGGCAGTTATCGATCAGGTCTTGTACCTGCTGAGCGATCACCATCATGGTGCTGTCGCCTTGGCTGCGGTCAATCCGTTTGGCCTCAGCGGTTTCAGCACTGAGCTTTTGACCTAGGACAGCAGAAAGGCCAAGTTCGTTGATCTGCCCGGCAAGCTGCTCAAGACGACGGAACTGCGCTTCGTAACTTTTCCCATCGGGTTCGATATATTCAGCCCGGCCTTCAGCTGGAAATGAAATGGCCTCTCCAGGGCCGGCGGATACTTCCTCGGCAGATGATGGAAAGCCATAGAAAGCCAGCATTGGCACGCCGCTGATGTGCAGCATGTTGTCCAGATCGCTCTGGATTTGGTATGTCTTGAGGTTCAGCTCTGCGATGTCCTCCAGAGGTGGGCGTGACTCAAGCAGGCCGACACGGTTGGAATAGGCGACCGAAAAGGGAATGTAATCAAGGCTGGTGGTGCCTTCCGCAACGATTTCATACTGGCCTTTGGTATCGGACTGCCGGTGCAATTCGTAGGAGCCAGGGCGCAAGACGCGAATTTGCTCTAGATATTTTTCACCAAAATCGCCATCAGGCACAACGATCAGTTCGCGCAGGCGCAGCATGGTCAGCTTCTGTGCGCCGT